TTAGTACCTGTGTGTGGAATCGAACCACACTACATCCAATACAGGTTATTATGTTAACTATTTATGTATTTGATTTGTTCAAACACTTTTAACATTTCTTTCTGTTCTTCTTCTGACAATACAATTGTGCCGTCTTCCTTTTTATATTTTGGATCTAAAAGAACTGATACATAGTCTATCAGACTATTTGTTTCCTGTTTTATTACTTCTAACTCTTTCATAATACTTGACTTTGTCTAAAAAAAAGCCGAACTTTGAGGCCAAATTGGAATGTTACTATTATTAACCAAACAATAACAAACCAACCTGACTTCAAGTCCAGCATACTTACTTACTTAAATAAATAATCTAAACACTATAGCGCACTATTTCTTGGTGTTTCCGCTTAATCTATTGATACTCAGTTACTTGACAGTTTTATGCCATTGTAAACTCAGTATATTCAGTAGTTTTAGAGTCATTGGTGTTGTATGACTTACTTACACGTGAAGCCATTAAATCTTTCATCATACTACGAATATCTTTGTTAACTTGAGAGATTTCACCGCCATATTGCTCTAACATACGCTCATTTACTGCATTAGCTATGTTATATCTACGTTGTGTAGAGCCAACTTTAGCATCTATTAGATCAACAACTGCTTTAGTTGTAGCAATAGGAATGTCAATGATACCCATTGCATAGTCTTTACGGAACTCTCCGCTTTCTTTTAGTAATGAACCTAAGGCTTGGTAGCCAACTTTAACGTCTTTAATGAATGACATAATTATAAATGTATTAAGTGAGCCCGCTATTAGATAGATAGCACGATTGCGTGCAGGCATTACGCAAAAATGCTATGAATGTCCAATACAAGTTACAGGGGTGTGTAAAAGTTTGGGACATGATAGGGGCTACTTAGCATAAAGTATCCCTCCCTGAAAAATAGAAATAAAATTTTTTTATAGTATATTTGCATAAAAGAGATAATACAATGGCAAGACAGAATTTTTACGAGCAACAACAACGAGACAACGTTAGGTTGCAAAGAAGTCCATATCAAGATAACAGAGTAAGACAGGTTTCAACGCCAATGGCACCTCCACCACAATATAAAGAGGAGGAAGATCTTGATGAGGAGGAGATGAAGCAAAGAGATCCTAATGCTCCAGTTTTTAGACCACAACGTAGAGTTCCTGGTCAAGCTGCTTTGCAGGGTAGAGCAAATGAAGAGGCGATGATGCGTCAACCTATGATGGGTGCTCCTGCGGCTCCGATGATGCCTATGGCTCCTAATGCGCCTTTTGCGTTACCTTACGCTAATCCTTATGTCCAGCAATCAATGGGCAGTCCATTTGTGAATCCATACATGCAGCCTATGCAACCTTTACAAGGAATGGGCCAAAACCGATTAGCTTTCGCTAACAGACTTTTAATGAGATAATAAAATCTTTGATTTTAGTATTGAAAAAAATCGAGGCCTTTCGGCCTCTTTTTTATTTATATTTGTATGTATGCTTTTAGACAAATTATATAGTGATGATGGGGAGATATGGGTGTTTGATGATAATATATACTTGCTTAAAAAATACTTTGATGAATTAGAAGACCTTATGAATAGTGAGGAGTTCTTGTTAGATCAATGTAAAAAAATGGAGTTTGACGTTACCGACACTAAGATATTTCAAGTAGAGAATCCTAATTATTGTATTAGTTTTGATGGTAACTATACATTGTCTCAACCTAATGGAGGGCGATGGATTTGGTTATATGAGATGCATTTAGAGTATTGTGGAGAATAATTACTATTTTTGCAAAGAGTATGTATTTATTAAAACTAAATAGGCAAGGGGACATATTCAAAGATGACGATGGGGTTACGGGGATTCCAGAGTTTTTAAAAGTCCTGAAAGCTGACAAGCTTGGATCGACAGCAATGAAGTGGGTAGCACTTGTATGTGACTATGATAGTCCTTACAGACACTTTGTTGAAGAAGAAAGAAAGAAGGCTGTTAGCAAGGATTTGTACGACAAGTATGACTGGTATGGAGAGAAACGTCCAGAAATACTTGCAGCGATTGATAAGTACAAACAATTACAGTTTGATCCATTGGATGAACAGCTAATTGCTTTTAATAAAAAGATAAGTCAGTTTACGACCTATATGAACAATATGCATATAGACGAGGAAACGGCTGAAGGATTGCAGAAGATAATGATTGGTATTGAAAAGATATACAAAACCAGACAGACTCTTGTAGATGCAATAGAAAGAAGGGGAGAAAGACAAAAAATAGCAGGTGATAAAAAGCTATCATTTTTAGAGAATAAAAAAGAAATACAAGAAAATATTAAATAATGGCAAAGTTAAAAGGTAAACAACGAAAGTTAGACAAAAATAAAAATGGGCGTATAGACGCTCAAGATTTTAAAATGCTTAGGGGAAGCAAAATGTATGGCGGAGGTAAATTTAAAGGTAAGATGAAATCTGGTGGCCGCCTAAACCAGCATCGTTAATATTAAATAAATAAATTAGACATGTTTAGAAAATTAAGACGTAAGCTAAGACGTAGAGGCGCTAAAGTAGGAGTCGCTAAATTAGCTAGAGCTTCCCGTAGAGGATCAAAAACCGCTTCAGGTTCATTAGTAAAAAGAGTAGTTAGTAGAGCTAAAGATTCAGTTGCTAGCAAAATGAGCGCTTCTGCAAGAAAAAGACGAAAAGTTCGTAGTATTGGTGGTGCGATTAGAAAGGTTCGAGAAGGTACTGCTGGAAAAATGGTTAAAAAGCCATTAAGAGTAAGAAGACCAGGAAGAGGTAAAGTTGGAAGTGCATCAAAAATGTTTGGTGGTATACGAAAAATGATGAAAGGTATGACCGAAGCTCAGAAAAAAGCTTTCCGCAAAAGAGCTCTTGCTAGTCGTCCCGTGCATAAAGCTGCTAAAAAAGGTGCGACAGGAGTTGTTCGTGCAGTAGGAAAAAAGGCTGCCAAAGCTGTAAAAGGAAACGTTAAAAGAACTAAAAACGTAGTTAAAAAAGTTACTGGCGCACAAAAGAAAATGAGAAGAAAAGTGTTTGGTGGCGTTAGACGTAGACTTAAAAGACGTTTTGGTTTTGATGCTGGTGGACGTTACGAACAGAAGATGTATGGCGGAGGTCGTATGGGTAGTGCTGACAAAGATTTTATGGGTGGAGGTATGATGAAAAAATCATACGGAAACGGTGGTAAAAACAAGTCAGGCGGAAGCTATCGTCAATTAGACTAATGTCTAAAAATAAAAAGCCCGATTTAAACAACCTCAGATATAGGTATAACAAACTATACAAGAAGGGTGATTATCGCAAGGCAAAACAGGTTAGTGATTACGCTAAGTCTATTCATGGATTTGATATAGATGAGGCGTATCACTCTAACCTAGAAACAAAACAGGATCCACGTGATCCTTTTGGTATAGGTAAAACAAAGAGAATAAAATATGGGTAGAGCAAAAAAAGATCCGCAAAGGTATAGGCCAGTTGCAAATCATGGCCATCCTGATCTTAGCCCTGACTCTGTAGCTTACCAAGAATATTGGGAACAAGAACTTGATAGATGTATCAATGGTTTTAAGCCCAAAGGAATGAATAAAATATCAGGTAAATATTATTTTTACTTGAATTATTACAAGATACTTGGAAACGATGGTTCGACAGGATCACGTAAAACTTTAATAAGTCCCTGGTATCGTCAAATGGATCATGAATACTTTGATACGTTTGAGCAATGTAAAGAAGATGGAACAGGTATGATTGTGATCAAAGCCCGTGATAAAGGTTTTAGTTACATGAACTCTGGGATGATTGCGCATGAATACACGTTCTTTCCATTTAATGATGTAGGTATAGCAGCTGGTCTGCAAGCTACAGCAGATGCGTTCTTTGATAAAACTAAAAAAGGTTTGAATGGACTACACTCCAACTTTAAACATTCTGTTCTTAAAGATACAGACGGTATATTACGATCTGGGTACAAACAAAAGAACAAAGATGGAAAGTGGGAGATAGGAGGTTATCAATCTACGATAATATGCAGAACAATGGATAATCCAGAAGTATTTAAGGGTGAGCGTGTATCTCTTATGATATTTGAAGAGGCTGGAGAGTTCAAGCATTTAAAGAATGCGTATATGTCTTCTAAGGCTTGCTTCATGGACGGAAACTTGCAGTTTGGCGTTCCTGTAGTTGGAGGTACTGGTGGTGACATTACGAAAGCCTCCAAAGATTTTATGGACATGTATTATGAGTCAGATGCTTATAATCTTGTGCCTATGTTCATTCCAGCGTCTAGAGCTTACTATGGATTCTTTGACGTGGATACAGGCGAAGAGCATGTTACCGCAGCAGAAGAAGAGCTTATAGAAGAAAGAGATAATATCTCTGCATCAGGAGATAGAGAGGCTTATAACCTTCACATACAAAACTACCCATTAACTGTACAGGAAGCGTTCTTAAATACAAAAACCGCAAGATTTGACAATTCTTTACTTAACGCTCAAAGATCTAGAATACTTGGTAGTAAAGATTACAGAAGTCAAATACAATCAGGATTCTTAGATTGGGAGTTTGACGAAAATGAAGAGTTTACAGTAAGGTGGCGACCACATCCAGATGGACCTTATAAAATACTACATCACCCAGAAACACAATACAACCATTTAGATATAGGTGGGATTGACTCATATGATCAAGACAAAGCAGGGGCATCTGATTCTTTAGGATCGGCAATAATATACAGAAGGTTTCTTGATACTGATCATGCGCATGACTTAGTTATTGCGGAGTATACAGATAGGCCTGATAAAAAAGAAGACTTCTGGGACGGATGTTTAAAACTAGCAATATACTATAATTCAAAGATGCTAGTAGAATATACTAAGATAGGTATATTGGATTACTTTAAGCGTATGAATGCGTTAAAGTATTTAAAAGAAAAACCAGAGTCTGCACACAACCCTGGTACAAAAACAAGAAATAGATACGGTGTGCATATGAATAAGCAGGTAAAAGCTCTTATGGAAGATCTAATGGATGACTACATAAGAGAGAGCGTAGACGACATTTGGTTCTTAGATTTAATAGAAGAATTGTCTGTATACGGAACAAGAAATACTGACCGAGCTATAGCTTTTGGTTTATGTTTAATACACAATGTAGACAACTATAGAGTGCAAGCATCGGAAAAAGAAGAACCAGTACAAGACTGGGGATTCAAATATTATGAATTAGATAGAAACGGAGTACCACAAATAAAAGATTAATCATGGATAATAAGAAGTATTCATCATTCCCACAACACTTTATATCAGAAAAAGAAAAAACAGAAGAATGGTGTGATCAATGGATAAATGCAGTAGTAGGGTATATGTCATACTCGGAGTCTCCTTATAAGAACTCAAGAGTACATGATATACAAAGCTACAACATTTACAATGGACACATTGAGCTAAATGACTTCAAATATATTACCGAACAATACGGTATGGCTTATCCAGCTAGATTAGTTAACTATCCTATCATATCGCCTAAGATTGATTTATTAGTTGGTGAAGACCTTAGAAGACCTATGGACATTAAGGTTAATACAGTAAACAAAGAAGCTGTAATTAGAAAACAAGATGTTAAGGTATCACTAATTATGAAAGAGCTTGTTGGTGATATACAAAAAGACTTTGAAAAAAGCGTTGGCTTTGAAATACCTCAACCAACAGACATGGAGCTTCCTGATGACATAGAGGTGTATATGCGATATAACTATCGTGAGATGGTAGAGGAAACAGCTCAAGATGGTTTAGAGTATTTGATTAGCAGATACAACTATAGAGATATATTCAAAGAAGGATTTAGAGATCTTTTAATTACTGGTAAAGAGTTCTATCGTGTTGAGGTAAGAGATAATAATCCATTTGTACGTAGAGTAGATCCAAGATCTATTGTATATGATATAAGTGGTAATAGTGATTACTTAGATACATCAAGTTGGGTAGGTGAAGAAAGATGGTTAAACTATAATGAAATACTTGATGAGTTTAGAGATGAGCTTGATGCAGAGCAACTACAAGAGCTTTCTGATATGTATCAAGTAGGATCACAGGATGAGCTATCGTCTTATAATGATCCATTTGATTGGTTAGATTATGAAGATGGTCATGAAGTAAAAATTAGAGTTGTGTATGTTGAATGGAAATCAATAAAAGCTTTGAAGTTTAAGATTTCTGAAAACAAACATGATGAGTCTAGACCATTTATGAAGCAGGTCCCAGATGATTATAAAGCACGTAAAAATGAAACTGTACAAACAAAGTACGTTGATGATATTTGGGAAGCTACAAAAATAGGTGGCAAGATATTAGTAAGAGCAAGACGTAGACCTAACCAGGTTAGATCGGTAGATGACGTAGGTTCTACTCCTTTGTCATATGTAGGTGTAGTTAGAAATAATACAACTGGTCGTAGCGTATCTATGGTGTCTTTACTTAAGAACGTACAGATGTTATACAATGTTGTAATGTATCAAATTGAATTAGCACTAGCAAGATCTGGTGGTAAGGCGGTAGTATATGATGTATCACAACTGCCTACTAATATAGGTATGGATATACAATCTGTTCTTTATCACTTAAAAACTGATGGTATTATTCCAATCAATTCTAAAGATGAAGGTGGACAGCTACAATCATTTAATCAATTCCAGCAAATTGACTTTACTTTATCACAGTCTGTACAACAGCTAATCAACTTAAAAATGATGCTAGAGCAAACAGCAGGTCAAATATCTGGTGTATCACCTCAGCGTGAAGGAGCTGTAGGTCAATACGAATATGTTGGTAATGTTCAGCGTAGTGTAGTACAATCTGCTACTATTACAGAAAGCTGGTTCTATTCTCATGCAATGGTTAAGAAACGTGTGTTTGAAAGAGTTACTAATTTAATGAAAGTTTGTTGGGCTGGAGGAAAGAAAGCTAGTATTGTTCTTGGTGATGGTGCTTATAAGTTTTTAGATGTAATGCCAGATATTGCTTTACAAGACTACGGTATATTTATTGGCGATAGCGGTAAAGACGAATCTGTAAAACAAGTTATACAACAAATTGCACAATCAGCACTACAGAGTGGTCAAGTTGAATTACTTGATATTATCAAAGTACTAAAAGCTGATACTATGACTGAAGCAGAACATATACTGGAAAGAGCTTTAGATGAAATGAAGAAACAGCAAAAAGCTCAACAACAGCAACAACAAGCTTTAGCACAAGCACAACAAGAGGCTGCTGCTGCTGAACACGAACAAAGCTTACAGCTTGAACAAGTTAAAAATGAAGGTAAAATACAAGTTGCACAAATACAATCTGAAACAGATCTTAAGATTGCAGACATGAAATCAGATGATCAAAGAGAAATGGCTGATGTAGCACATTTAGTTAAAAATAAACAAATGTACCTGCAAAAAGCCTTAGATCAACAAGATCGAAGAGATGAGAAAGCTGAGAACATGGACAGTCAAGCAAATAAGGAAGCTTCTGAGGGTAGTGTATCTAGGCAGAGAAAACAACAGATACAAGAAACAATAAAAAATTCTTAGTATATTTGCAAATTAGGGAACAAAAAAAACTAAACATATG